AATAATCTCGAAGTAGCTAGTCCTAAAAGTAATTGGAAAAGTAAGTGGTTGCGTATCGGTCAATGTTGACTGAAGAGTAAGTACACCAAGTGATGTTGGTACACAATCTATATATTTAATTTGTTTAACTTTATTATTATGACTAGATAGAATGTTCAAAGTGATGTCTGCTTCAGGAATATAGACATCTTCTTGCTTTCTATTTCTAGGTGTTTTATAGTTATTCTGCACAGAATAATTAAGCCAATCATACATCTCGTTATATGTATTCATATCTTCATCAAGGATAATATCCATTGACAATTCGTCAATGCTAATTGTATCTCCAGCAACTGCTACATTTGCAAGTCTCGGCACCGCAAGAGCAGGCGCACTCACAGTTAGTCCTGGATGATTAACTGTTTGAGCAAAAAATGTCAAGTTGCCAAATCTTTTTCTTTCGATTGAAACTTGGAAATTATTTGGTTGAAGATAATTGAAATTTGTTGTAAGCTCAGACATTTTCGTATCCTTAATAATAGTTATTTATACGAAAAAAGGGGGCCGTTAAGCCCCCTAGTAATTTCCGTAACTCTTGGTTTATGCACCCAAGATGTTGTCTACGCGGAACAAACGGTAGTATTGGTTTGACTTCGCTGCTGCAAGACCATCTGCTGGTGATGCACCGACGAATGGGTTTGACGCCATGCCGTAGCGAGTTTTGAAGCCAATTTTTGGCTGGAATGATTCTTCCCCAACCGCACGTACCATTGTGAGTGGAACGTATGGGCAGTAGAATACGCCAGCGTCATAAGGGTTAGTACCTTTATAACCAACTGTGATGTAATCAACAGTTGCATATGGGTCAACGTATACGCGAGTACGACCGTTTAGAACACCTGCAAATGTGTTGCCTGTGTCATCAACGTTCAAGTTTGTTGACATTGCTGGAGCGTAATCCAACATACCTGTTGCAGACAATGCAGAAGCAACGTCAGAAGAAGTGATGATGAAGTTACCACGTCCACGGCGTGTTTCTTTTGCGATTGTGTTCGCTTCACGCTCTAGTTGTACGATCAAACCTTTGAACTTTTCAACCGACCAACGACCGTCTGCATCTGTTTGCAAGTCAAAGATACCGTTAACAGCTGTGTTAGTTGTTACAGCACCTGTTTTCGCTTGCGAGTTGATTGTACGAATTACTTCGCGGTTGATTTCAGCTAGAATCTCAGTTGACAAGATGTTTGCCAATTCGGATTCTGCATCAAGACCATGAATTGCTTTCAAGTCTTGTGCCAGTTCCAGGCTGTACTCTGCTTTCAATGCACGGCTTTTCGCTGTGACTGTTGCTTTTTCAATGGTGAAACCCATTTCGTTGAAGCTAGAAGCAGGACCTGCACCTGTTGAACCTAGACCTTCAGCATTAGCTGTTGCCATACCTGCACCGCTTAGTGCTGTTGTACGATCATCATCTGCAGATGAGTCTGAGTCTGTTGCAGCACCGATACCAGAACCGTCTGCTGGCTGTGCACCAGCTGGTGTAGCTGAATCGCCAGAGAATTTTGTGTCTGCTTCGTTGAACAATGCTTCAGTGTTTGAAGTGGAACCGCCACTGTAACGTGATTTCATTGCGAAGATCAAGCCTGTTGGGCCTGACATTGGCTGAACACCACATACGTCATATGCCATCATGTTTGGCATTGCACGACGAACTAGTGAAATCAGAATTGGATTCCAGTTAGCTGCTGAAGCGGTGTTGTTTCCAGGAACTGCTTCTTGGATCATGCCTTGTTCTGCAAGAGCTTTTTCTTGGTTTTCAAGAACCATTGCAGTCACTGCACGACGGTGAGCGTCTTTGATGCTACCAGCTGACTCTTCGTTCAGAACTGGTGCCCATTTCTCCATTAGAGAATTTGCGTTAATATTTTCCATTATAGGACTTCCTTACTTAGATGTTTTGCGGATAGCTGTTAGGTATTGTGCCATTGACTCGTTGATTTCAACTGTGTTGTCTTCTGATTCTTCTTCAGTTTCTTCTGCAACAACAGATTCAACGGTCCCTGATTTGAAGTATGATTCTTTCAGAGTTGCAATTTTAGCTGCAAAATCTTCAGGACCTTCAAATTCAACACCTTCTGCCAATTGATCAAGTTTAGCAACTTGAGTTTCAGCCAAATCTTTTGAAGCTTCACGAATGATGTCTTTGCGAACGAGGTCTTCTAACGCCTCTTTCATCTCGATGTTCTTCTCAGTTTGATTATTTAGCTGTTCCTCTAGCTCTTTAACTTCATCAGCTAGGTCGTCAACTAGGTCGACTTTTGACTCTGGTACTTCGATATAAGATTCTACGAACAAGTCTTTCAACGAGCCCATAAAGTTCTCTGCAATCTCAGCACGTAGGCCAGATTGGATAGCAAGTTTATTTTCTTCCATCCATGATTCAACAACGTAGTTTAAATAGTTGTCGACTTTCTCTACAAGATCTTCTTTTGTTTTTGAGATCTCTTCGTCCAGCTCTTGAGCATATTGCTCCTCAAGACGCTCTACTGCTTCACCAACTTTTGAATTAATTGCTGCTTCGAAGATAAGCGCTGCTTTATCTTTGAAACCTTCTGAAAGAGTTGCCTCTTCAGAAACCAATGCATTCAAATCGTCAGAGAAGTCGTATGCTTCTTTAGGCTGGGCGCCAGCATCTCTCACAGATGAGGATGCTTTTTCTGGATCACCGGCAGATGCTTTTTGCATTTTGTCGCCACCAGTTTTGTCGCCTTTACGCTTTGCTGCAGTTTTACCTGCACCTTCAGCTGATTTAACAGACGCCACTGATTGTGATTCAGCGTTCTTAGGATCGTGAGCCTGAGCTTCTTCAATCTCAACTTCGTTGTTTTCGATATCGAGCTCAAGATCCTGGTCTTGGATTTGATCAGTCATACTTGACTCCTTACATTTTTTTCTTTATCAACGAGAGGAAATTTTTAAACTCACGAACCTGTGTCTCGTAGAGATCAGCGCGTGATGCCGTTTTAATTTCAGTCTCCATTTTTTCAATTTCTCGAGCTTCAATAACACCGTTATTCCAAATCCATTCAACACCTTCCATAATCCCATTTACAAATGCTTCAGGTGCAGATGGATCTTGCACAATGTCTACTGTGTTAAGAATAAAGTCGTCTTTGACGTACATAGCGCCGTTACGTTGTTCGAGAGTTCCCATACCACGAGTTGAAACGCCTAGTTGAACACCACCATCTAAAAGACCTTTTACAATCTTTCCGTTAGGAGTGTCGAGAATAAGCGCTCTACCCATCACATTATTTCCGTCCCAATTGAGTTCAGTAATGCGATGAGATACTTTGTCCAAGTTTACAGTTGGGCCATCAGGATGGTTTAGTTCTCCAACTGCACGCTTGGTGCTAACTTGTTCCGTAACGTATTTATCAACAGCCTTTTCCATAATTGGTCTAGGATAGATTCTACCGTTACGATTTTTACCTTCAGCCTGAGCAAAAATACCTTCAATAGTATATGACTTCTCACCGCTGCTATTAGCCTCAGTGATTACATTTAATTCTTGATCTAAGTATTCTGCAATCAGCTTCATAGTTTTAACCTTTATATTGTTTGACGAACTCAGCCGCCATTTTTTCAGCTTCCTTTTGAGAAGCATAAGAATCAAGTTTGTCGCCATCTACAAAAGCGTCAAACTTGTTTCCGTTTTTAACGATCTTAACAGGTACTCTGTTAATCTTTTTATTATATACTACGTTTTCACGTAAGTTTTTAAACTTCTTCATCTTCGAGCTCTTCGGCTGGTTCTTCTTCTTCACCATCACCATCGCCAAATTCATATTCCGTGAACTCTTCATCTTCTAATGCTTTATCAGCTGCAGCTTCTAATTCATCATCTAAAATATCATCATTAGTAATTTCAACAGTATTAAAGATATTACTAGCTACTGCTACCTTTTCAGCATCAAGAGCCGCGTCAACCTTTTGGCCTATTAGATCAGCAAACATCTCGTTCGAACGAACGTGATCTTTGTTAATCATTGCATCAATAAAATTTTCAATATCAGCCATATTTTTCTCCTATTTGGATTTATTTATATAAAATTATATTTCAACGAGTGATAATTAATAATCGCCACCAGAAATAATTTCGTCTGCACCGCCATCTGTCTGGCGATCTTTGACATAATCTGAATCAACAATGCCTGTAACAAAGCTTGAGTCGAGACGATTATTAATGTAGTCACTATCAATAACACTATTAAGAAAGTCGGAATCAATAAATGTGGATAGCTCATCAAGAGCATTTGAATCCAATGTAACTCTTGCACTTACATATGCCGAATCAACGGTAGACAAGATGTTGTCGTATATTGTATCGCCATTTTCTGTGAATGTTCCATTTACATTTACTGTACCATCACTATCAATTCTCAATATTCTATTTGCGGTATCTGTTTGTGTGATATAAAAATCACCTTGGTATTGTTCTAAAGTCCAATTTCCAATCTTAAACGCGTTACCAATATTTAATGCCCCCGCAGAATCAATGCTTAAGATAACATCGGAATCTGGTGGAACATAATCTGAATCAACTATGACAGCTGAATCTGAGTCTTCTGGTGTAAACACCTCTCTTGCAACATTAAAATTAAATAATGTGTCCAGTGTAATAAACTGGCCATTCAATAAATTTATAATGTCTCTCGAAGTTCCAGACTGTAGAGATAAATCAGCAGAGTCTCCTTCATTTAAATATACTCTAACATTATACTGTTCAGAAAGATGGAACCCATTAAAGTATGGCGTCTTTGCAAACCAACCTCTTGCTCTTGTTGGAACATCAGGCACATCTAGAATCATCGTAAAATCGATGTAATCTACGTCGTAATTAAATGTGAGAGCTGCCTGCGTCTTAAGGGTACCTATTGTACCAGTAGACGTTTTATATCCAACAATGTCAGCCATATATTAACCTTCGTC